CTGCAATGTCATAAAGAGTTGGGACTACATAAGATCCATTTTCTTTTCTAATTTTAGTTGGGTGGGCAACTACAAACACATGAACTCCAAGCCTATCCTTAAACCTTTTAATTTTAGTGAGTGCCTCTGATATGTATTGTGTCTCATTAGTTCCTCTTTCGTATTTATGTTCTACATAATTCCATGGGTCTATCACTAAACAGTTTATACCATTTCTTTGAACTAGTTCAGATGCTTTGGCGAGTATTCCATCTATGGTCACATCTATTTCATCTATCTTCATAAAGAAAAAATTCTCGTCAACAAAGTCTTCAGCTTTTTGTAGTTCCTCCCTAGACATTTTGAGAATTTGATTGTATGAAGAGAATGACTTCCCAATATATATTTCGGCTAACTCAGAGAATAATATCTCTGTAGGCTGTTTCTCTGGAGAGAACATAGCTATTTTCCACCCATGCTTTGAGGCAAGCCTAACTAATACATTGCTCAAAAAAGTAGACTTACCTGCGTTAGGTGTTCCTGTAATTATTGTAAATTCGCCACCTCTAAAACTCATATGGTCATCAAATTCCGAATAACCAACTTTAAGTCCATGTGGAAATCCATTCGTATATATGTCAAGTATCTTATCTTTTACGTCATGTACTTTCTCTATTCCTTCTATTGGCACTTGGTAACTCTCTGCAACTACTTTTTGAAGTGCCTCAATTCCATAATTGATTAATATATCATTTGCGTCTTTACATCCCTCTATTGGATTAATGTACCACACCCTTTCCTTCCCTAAACGTCTTGCTAACTCCTCTCTTAGAGAAAGTCCAGATGAGTCATTGTCTGTAAATATTATAATTTTATCCTTGTCTTTGAAATGGTCAATACAGTTGTCCAAATATTTAAGATTCTGATTACCCTTGGTTGCCCCATTAGGAACGCTTATAACAGGGTAAATTTGAGCCTCATGCATAGACAAGGCATCCATCTCCCCCTCAACAATTACACACCAATTATAACCCTCTATTGCGTTCAGATTGTACATGATGAGTTCTGCATCTTTCACCATCTTAAAATTCTTGGCTGCGTCTCTATATTTTATATTTATGAGATCCGGTCCTCTGAAGTAATTAAAGCATATTGCCTTCCTGTTCTCTTGTACTTGAGGAAAATATGCATCTTCTTCCGTAACTTTAAATTGAAGGAGTGTGTTATTAGAGATACCTCTTGACTCAAACCAAGAAAGGACTTTGTCGCTAACTTTTTGAAGTTTAGATACCGGAAGTATGTATTCAGGCTTTCTTTCGAATGTGGAGACACTCTTTCCCATAAAAGCCTCGCAGTTTGGGTAGTGACATTTATAGACCCCAAGTTCTACATTCACGCTTAATGATTTGTCTCTTTTATTGGATCTTATATCCTTGCAGAAAGGACAATTTACCTTTTGTTGTGCCGATGTATTTTTGCACTCAATTCCAAGTGCTGTTAGTTTTTGAAAATTGTCCATTGTTATATTTGTTTAAAGAATCCTGGTTCTGCTGAATCATATTGTGATTTAGACACTTCGATTATATCTCCAAATGCAGTTCTAACTTTTAGTTTTACTTCCTGTATTTTATTCTCATCCTTAAACCAAATATGCATTTTCAATTTCCAATTCTTAATTGGTTTGTTATTTCTATCGTGCCATTTACCATCTGTGTAATAGTCATATGCTTTCTTCGCCACATCCTCACGATACCCTCTTTCTCTAAAAAATGCCTTTACCTCATCAAGACTTGGTGGAGAAAAACGTGCTTTCCCTATAATATTTGTATTATTATTATTATTTGTATTAGTATTTAGTATTTGTATAGGCATACTTTGACCGAGGTCGGTAAAAGCCGATGTCGGTGTTTTCTGAATGTCGGTTTCTGCCGATGTCGGTATTTCATGAACGATATGATTCCACCCTTTAAATAACTTAGTATCCTCGTCAATAACCTTGACAGAGACAATATACCCCTTTTCTTGGAGCTGCTTAAATACACGATCTATAGTCCCCTTAGACTCTCCTGTCTTCTCAGGGAGATGTTTTTTATAAAGAACCCAGTCACATGGCAAACTTAATAAGTATACCAACAAACCCTTTTCTTCAATAGTTAACGTGCAGTCTTGGAGTAATTTATTACTCAACATTGTGAAGTCCCTTTCAGACTTAGCTTTAATTATTTGTCCTGTGTTCATATTTGCGAAAAAAATGCCCCGAAGAACAGGGAGGTAGAGGACTCGCCTATTCAACAGGGCTAATAGTGTTTTAGTTTTGCCGGCCTCTACTCCAACGAAACAAAGGTAATTAAATTACGCTTTTCTCCAAATCCTTACACCATCTGGGTAGGTTCTAGCTGTTAGTTTGTAATTCATTTTTTTTCTCTGGTAAAATATTTTTGCTAAATATTTACTATTTTCCCCTTTAACAAAAAAAGAATCACCCACCTCCATTTCGGGCAGATGATATTCTGTTTTTCTTCCTCTTCCAGAAGTGCAAGGTATTGGGATGTTTTTTTCTATTTCCATAATATTGTTGTGTTTAAAATGCAAAGTAAATACATACACTAATTACTTTCCAAATGTTTTTTATAAACACTATTGACACTTTAATGTTGAAAAGTTAATTACAAACCATATATAAAAAAAATTATATTTGTAAAAATTAAAAAATTATGAATATTCAAGGAAAAATTAAGTCGGTAGGGAGTACCGAGCAAAAAACTCCAAAGTTTGCAATCCGTAAATTTGTTATTGAGACAGGGGATAAGTACCCAACCGTTGTTGAATTTCAGTTAATTAATGACAAGACAATTTTAATTGATCCATTTTCAGTTGGTGATGAGGTTGACTGCCATTTTAATGTGGAGGGTAGGGAATATAACGGAAATGTTTACAATTCTTTAAAAGTATGGAGAATAGACCAAATTAGCAAGGCAGAACCCATAGAAAAGGAATCCAATGCACAGCAGACCAATAAAAAAGATTCGGAAGACGATTTACCATTCTAAGAACGAAAGCCTCCCTAAAAAACAGGGAGGTTTTTTTGTATTTTTGATTAAAATACTAAGTATGTTCTGGAGAAAAAAACAAAAAGAATCAACGCTACTACCAACTTTGTGTAGCACAATTTGTGTTGTATGGAATAATGAAGATGATGTTATTGGTAACGCTCAATTATATTGCGACAACGTGCCTATTATTTTTGATATATCTAAAGTATCTGCTATCCAGGCAGATGTGGAATTTAAAGAGAATGGAACAATAAATATTGGGGATAGAACACTTTTGTATTTAGTCGGTGCAGATGACCCCTTAATTATAGACCAACCTTTTAATACTTTCTTAGAATATTTTAACCTATTAAAAAGTAACGAAGTACATAATGCTTACAACCAAGATAAATAAAAATATTCTGATTACAGAATGCTCTTCAGACAAAAAATGGATGATGTTATCAGATATCCATTGGGACAACCCTAAATGTAAGAGAGATATTTTAAAGAAACATTTAGATATGGCTCTTGAGCAAGACATGGGCATCGTTATTAATGGGGACTTCCTATGTTTGATGCAAGGGAAATGGGATCCTCGTAGAAATAAAAAAGATATCAGACCTGAGCATAATGTACACAATTATTTAGATGCCGTAATAGAGGATGCTGTAGATTGGTGGTCTCCATATATGAATAATATTGCATGGATTGGGTATGGAAACCATGAAACGGCAATTATCAAGAATACAGAAACAGACCCTCTTCAGAGATTTGTCGACTTATCCAACTATAAGAATAAAAGTAAAACTGTTACCGGAGGTTATGGAGGGTGGTGGAAGTTGCAGTTAAAATATAAGAACCATTCATCTCATGCTTTTAACGTGAAATATTACCATGGCACAGGGGGCGGAGGACCTGTTACAAAGGGCGTTATACAAAACAACAGAATGGGAGTTATGGTATCAGGAGCTGATTGTATTTGGATGGGTCACGTTCACGAGTTATACCATGTTATTGATGGGCAGGAGTCTTTAGATTATACACCAAAAGGAGGGTATAAAGTTAAGCATAGGTACGTTCATCATATTAGAACAGCCGCATATAAAGAGGAATATGGATATGGTGACTTTGGATATCACGTTGAAAAGGGTAGACCTCCAAAGCCTATTGGTGGATACATATTGTCATTTGATTATGTCAGAGAGTCAGAAGACGGTAGTACGGCAAACCTTTTGATTCCAAACTTCACACAAGTGAGAGACCATTAAGTACACAACAAAAAATGGGGACCGTTGTCCCCACTTTCTGCACACAATTTAACACAACAAACAAAATGAAAAGCATCAGAACGATGCTCAACAAAAGTATAGTAAAAATCTCACATTAAACACACTTAATTTTTTCAAAATGAAGTATTTGAATTATTTGCCTGTAGTTATGAAATCTAAAAATCATTTAGCAGAAGGTTTTGATTTTGGTGAAAATAGAATTCATTTAATAGTTCGATTCTCATCCCCTGATGCTGAATATTGGACAAACACAGACTGCATAGTTCATGAAGATTGGGGTAAATGGAAGAAAGGAGATGAGGTGTTTATAAAGTACATAGAAATTAGAGATGCATTTGGGGCGTATAGTGAAGGCAAGAATACACGCATAATAGATGATGGTGATACAGAAGTTGTTATGATAAAGCCGGATCTTGTGTATTTAACTATCCGAGATGGTGAATTTATAGTTCAGGATGGTTGGTGTTTGGTCAAACAAATACCGGAGGAGGAAAAGCAGTCTCTCATCTATACACCTGTAGCTTACGAACAAAAATATAAGGAGGCACATTGGAAAGTAATTGCAGTTGGAGACCCTTCTCCAAAAGAAGAGTTAAAATATGGTACAGATGCTATTCCTCAAGTTGGAGACACCATTTTAAGTAAAACGTGGGCAGGCATCCCATTAGAAGCTCATTTAAATAAAAAATTAAATGAAGAATATTATTTAGTTAGACACAACGAAATATTAGCTTATGAAGTTTGAACAAAGTGAGTTTGGAAAGTTAAAATATCCGATACATAAGATACCATTAGGCACACCTGTATTATTTGAATTCAAAGACCTAGAAAATTTTTCTGTAGTGTTTGTAGCTAAAGATTTGCCTAAGAAATTAGACCCAGATATTGTTTTGCGATATTTAATCTATATGTATGATTTAGGGTCTCCAGGTCAAGGTATTCCCGATTTAAAAAGGAGAAAGACATGGGCTTTACAATGTCTCAATATAGAGCCTCCTTATGAGCAACATATAGTAGATATGCTTTCATGGAAAATAAAGGGAGTCAATAGAAGGGCAATACACTTTCTTCTTTTAATGGGTGGGGAGCAATACATGGTTTGGAAATCTGCTGAAGAGGCACTATTGCGTTATACAGAATTAGAGATTAAATTAGACGCTGAAGATGAGGCGGCTCAGGCAAAAATAATTCAAGCTGAAAAGACTCGAAGGGAAATTATTAATATGACTATGTCGCAGATAGCGGCTTCAAAAAGTGATTTTCTTCAGGGTGAGAAAAGTAAAGATTTAGAAGATGAGTTGACCGAATTTACTTTGTTAGATACATTAGGTATAAGACCTGAAGAGTATATTAGAGAGTTTGAACAAAATGGGGATGTTTTTCCTGATATAGATGCGTGAAGTAAAACATAAATATAAAGATGCAGAAGAGTTTATTATTGTCAATAATGACGATGATGATTTGTATCCAATAACAATTAAAGTACCCACTCCATCTGAGCATTATAACTTACCTCACGATGAGGCTATAAAAAAAATAGATGGTTATGGATTACCTAGTGAAAAACAAAAGTTTCAATATCAGGAAACTCCAACGAAACTAATAGAGTTAGAAGCTGTAATTAGAAGAAAAAAACAATTAAAGCCAAAGGATTCTGTAAAATTAGAGGATATAGACGAAGAGTTGTTTAACAATATTTCATACTACTCTAAAGAAATACAGTGGATTAAAAGACAGATAAAAAGGCACTACAAGGGATATTTCTTTTTTAATAATGGTCAGCCAACATTTATGCCTGGGTGTCAATATACATATCTTAACTTTTGGCCAATAGGTAATAATAGGAATAAAAGCGGTCTTCCAGAGTACAGGGATAGAGATCGTAGATGGTTTTTGACAATTATGTATGCCTATACGTCAAAGGA